GTCAGGCTAAGCCTCTGACCGCGTTTTACAAGCATAAAAAAATGGCTGACGGGCATTTAAATAAATGCATCGATTGCGCAAAGAAAGATGTTGCAGAGCATAGGGTTATCAACATCGAAAAAATAAGGAAATATGACAGGGAAAGGGGCTGCAGGCAGAGCGCTGAATATTTTAAAGAGTACGACAAGAAGTATCCTAAAAAACTAAAAGCGAGACAGAAAGTTAACCGAGCAGTGCGGGCTGGGAAGTTAAGAAAATATCCCTGCGAAATTTGCGGCTGTGAGCGTTCTGTGGGTCACCATGATGATTATGATTTTCCTCTGCAAGTAAGGTGGCTATGCCAGGCGCACCATAAGCAGTGGCATGCTAAACATGGAGAAGGAAAAAATGGATAATGCTACTAAGAACGCAATCAGGAATCTGGCAAAACAAGCGAACGATGAAATAGCCGAGCGTCGTAAAGCTGACCCTAAAGGTAACATTGATAAAATCTGCGTGGATGTATTGCGCGATAAATTTCGCAAGGTAGAGGCGCTGGGCGTAAACCGCCTATGGCTTTCATACTACCTGGGTGTAATTAACGGCAGGCTGACAGAGAGATAAAAATGATCAACATGAAAATTAAATTAAATCACCCGCAGGCCAAGGTGCCAGCTTATGCCACTGATGGCAGCGCATGCTTTGACCTTTACTGCGCAGAAGTGGTTGCCATTACAAGCGAAACAGTAACGATCGACACTGGAATTATTGCAGAAATTCCACCTGGCTATGCGATGATGCTTTATTCTCGCAGCGGTCATGGATTCAATAGTGCCACCCGGCTTTGCAATTCTGTTGGTGTGATTGACAGTGATTTTCGCGGGTCTGTGATGGTGAAGCTGAGAAAGGATAGCCTTCTGGCTAAACCACCTGAATTATCTGTTGGCTCTCGCATAGCGCAGGGCATGCTGATTCCAGTAGGGAAGGTATCATTTGAATTAAGTGATGAAATATCAGATTCCGAGCGCGGTTCTGGCGGGTTTGGTTCAAGTGGTGCATAGCAAAAAGCCCCTTTCGGGGCTTATTTTTTTATTCAACGTCCATTAATCAGCTCCATCAGCTCATCAATCACGCCCGGCTGCAGGCAGAGATAATCGTTGTTGCCAAATGCGGCCTGTGTTGCGCCCTTCAGCAGCTCCATGATACGCGGCACGTCAGCTTCCTTCTTTGGCTTCTTGTTGAGCTGCTTGGCGGTGATTTTATCCTTTCCAGCCGCCTTAGCTTCTTTATGTGCCTGCTCTACGACCTCAGCGGCCTTTTCGCCATGTTCACGCGTTACAGCTACCGCAGAGGCATAACTGAGCTGGCCGCCAGTGACGCGCTGTTTAATCTCTTCTGGCACATCCTGCAGCGAAAGGTGCATCTGAACATCAGATACTGAACGGGCAACTTTCTTTGCGATTTCTTCATTGGTCCAACCAAACGCTTTAAGGCGGCGATAGGCATTGGCGCGCTCGAAGGCGTCCAGCGCCTTACCCTGGCTGCTGCTGACCATGAATGCCACGCGCTCAGCTTCTGTTCCTGTAAAGTCTTTGCACTCGATACGGGCGATTTCATAGCCCTGCTCACGCGCCAGCTTAGCGCCGAGGTAGCGATGCTGACCATCTACGATCATCTGGCCTTTCTCGGTCACAACTACAGTCAGAGCAGGTATTGGCGAGCCTTCTGCCCAGCACTGCGCAAAATAAGCAACATGCTGCTCGTCAGCGTTGCGCACGTTGTAACCAGGCTCAAGGTAAAGCTGGTCGAATGGTACGAGGTAGGTTTTGTTGACGGCAATGCCGTCACGGGTAGTCTTATTTGCGTATTTTTGAGAAAGGGTTTTCATGTGACCTCCTGTGTTTGTGTGGGAGTAGATTATTATCTACGACACAGAAGGTCAACATTTATTTTAAATGTCAGATGAATTGATTCCAGAAGGCATCGTTTTGTGGTACTCCTTTATAGGCAGATGTAAGCCAGTAGTTAGCCTCATTCCATGACCCATGCTTAGCAAAGCACTGAGCCATCATGAAACCTGCATGGTTCAATTCAAACCCTTCCCAGCAGAACGGCACAGCAACCTTGCAGGCCATAGTGTTTTCACGCCTGACCAGTGCTTATCCCTCATTTCCTGAATTGTTCGCATAAAAAAGCCCTCTTGGTTGAGGGCTTCAGGTTAACTCTGCGCAGTAGATAAAGTCAACAACTACCAGTCAGAGGAGATGATAATTCCTCGGAGGAACTTTCTTTTTAAAGTTGTCGAATCTCCGGGGAAATCCATCCTGAATACGATAGTTGACTCAGGATCTATTGATGTGTCTCCCGGGGTGATATCCGCAGAAAAGACTGCATTCGCGCTTAATCCATTTGCATAAGCAGGCTCTGAAATTGTGTAGCCGTTATCATCTGTCGCGCGCACCTGAAAAGTACCGCTGAGTACAGGCCCAAGGTTAAAATACTCCATGTGCAGCCTTAAGTGCCTGCCAATCCTGATGCCTGAGTTCCATGAAGCAAAAGCACCAGAGAAAGCAAGGCCACTGAAGTCATAGCCTGAGTTTGTCGTGGTTCTGTCGGTTTCTGACGCGCCTGTTCTCAAGCGAATAGGATAAGAAAACCCCTGCACATTGGGGTCGCTTGTTGATGTGTCGAGCAACATGCGTGGCTTAATAAGATTTAATATACCCCATTTGGTTGAACTGGGCGTCCCGCCGAAAAGGTAAGCCTGAAATTTAACAGGCTTTCTTTTTCTCTGACTGCTGAGTTCCTTACAAAGCGCTTTCAGTGTACTATTATCTCTTACTACCCCGTCAAAGTTAGCACTGGCTCCATCCCATACAAATGCGCCAAAGTCACCTTCTGCTACTTTACCGAGAATTCGACTTGCAGGTACAATCTGATTAATATCGCGACTGTAATAATCATTCGATGTATTTTCAACGAAAGCGGAAACAACCGGAATGACACGTAAGCCCGTCATTTGAGATATCGCACCCATATCGAAACGGAATTTATTTAAATCATCTTTTAGCCACTGGGCGTATGTTCCGGATGTATAATGTCGGCTATACGAATCAACAAAAGCCACATCATAGTTAGTACTAAAAACCTGGTTGAAAATGAAAGATGTGTCCGCTATCAAATCGACAAAACTGAGTTTTTTAGTAGTCAGTCCGCGAAGGGTAGTAATTTTTGCGTCTTGTGTTGCAACACTGACGCCATGTGTAGCGGGTTCATCGTATACACTGTAACCCCATGTGGCAGGATGGTCTTTGGTGGCATTGACGAACTCCGCAAGGTTAGCGTTAGATCGAGGATTCTCTAACCCTATGTTAACTTTAAGACCGGCTGTATAAGCGTTATCCAGCATTTGCTCTGCTGTACCTGCTGCATCAATTGTGCCGTTATTTGCAAACGTACAGTAATGGTTGATCATGTTGAAACCGAGTGATTTGATATGCAGCAACTCAGCAAGATCGTAGGCGCTTTCGACATAAAGCATGCGAATGCTTTCACTGTCAGCAGGTATTGTTTTTGCTGCAATGTTTCCCAATGAATAGCGAGAGGTATTGATAATGCCCTCACCAATAATTTGCTGCCCCTTGGAATTGATGATTCCATTGACATTATACGTTGCTGACAAGAGAACAGTTTTGCCCGTTGCCAGCGCGGCATTAATAGCAGCCGTCCAGTCACCGCCTGACACCAGCGAGGAGTATTGCTCGGGCGTTGCAATTCGATTTACTGCATCAGCCAGGTCATCAATATCTTGCTGGACAGTGTTGCCAGACTCAGTGCCAATCAGTGAAGCGCCGAGCCCTGGTGAAGTACTTGCAAGGCTTCCTCTGAGTGTGGCATCCCCAACACTAAGCCATGCACCGCCACCAATTCCACCAGTTGATGATGGCGTAGAGCCAGCTGGAACGACTTTGGGAAAAGAACCATCCCAGCGGTAATACTCGCCAGTAGCTTCAAAGCGCAGCGTCTGGTTAGGTAAAGTGAGTGTTGCGCCATCTTCAAAGCTATCCAGCGTGATATATCCGTAAGCAGAAATTGCATCAGAAGCTAATTTGGTTATTCCTGAGATTGTATATCTCTCAACGCCGAACCTGTCGGTGTAAGATTCCTGATTTGAAGAAACAAACTCATCGACCTTACCAGCATTGTATTTCAGGTCGCGAGGAGACTCGCTTGGAATCGGATTATTGGTCGGTGTGGTTGCCATGTCATAGCCTCTGGTGTTTAATTTAATGTGCAGTATATCATGGCGAGTACTTAGCTCGCCGGGTTAGTGTAGTTATACATATCGTCGCTGTACTCGCTAAGAGCTATAGCTGTCTTTCCATCCCTGCCAGGTGTTTTGCTGCTTATAATCCATTTACTTTTTTCAAGTTCTTCACTTGTTGCTATGGCGTAGCGTGATGCGCTCTGAACGTTTTTCCCATCCCATATTGCGAGTTCAACATGAGGAACAGCGGCCATAAATGCCTTTTTATTTCCATCTACCGGATAAGCTCTGACTTTTTGCGTTACATTGCCCATTCTGTCTGTAACCACAACAAACATGTCCCCGATGAAATGTATTTGCTCACTTGTGTGGAAAGTGTCTGCATTCCTTGCTCTGACCTCACCTGACTGCTGGTTTGTATCAAACATATCTACAACCTGAACCATTTCTCCTACATTTAGCCACTCAGCGTCTGACATTGCAGTCACATTCATGCTTATGCGTTGATGGATGAGTCGCTTACATTCAAGGATTGCCCTGTCGGTGGCCTGATAAACATTTCTAACGTACATCATAGATATTTTTCGAGGCTTCGTTCCAAGTCCTTGCAGGATTGTATTCCCAGATATGCGGTATCGGACATACGCCTGTTTATTGGTGGTTGGGTTTCTGTACTGAACCTCAACGGAATCAAACCCTCCTGGCAATGTCATTTCATAAGAAATGGAATATTGTTCGGAAGTCATATTCCTGGTGTTGAATACGGTAGATGGGTGTTCTCTTCTCTCATCTCTGACAAAAGATAAAACGCCGTCATCCCAGTAACAGATAACACGCGCCGCATCACAGATGGTCTGCATTCGCTCACCAATGCTTACGTCCTCATCGTCAAATGTGTAATCGAAGTAGCCCAGCCTTGGGTCTTCCAGTGAATTCGAAATGGTATAGAGAGAATTAAGGTCAAGTTGAGAAGCAGGCAATCCTGCCATGACCACCCATGAGTGAAGTGCAGCGTCAGCAAAACTTCTTGAAGGTGCTATTGTGTTTACTATATTACCAGTGGACAGGTTGTAAGTTATTGTGTGTCTGGTAATAAGAGCATTGTATTTTCGCTCCCTGCCAGATGAATTCTCTGTTGCGCGAGTAGTCACTCTGATGATTGTCTCAAGCGGATAGACCACATTGCTGCGAAAATTAATTGCTGAAATTGATTCAACTTCTAGCTTGCTTCCATCATTGCTGTTGTTATTCCTTGTGAGGCTAACAGCATATCGACCATATCCACCAGCAGGAGTTATCTTATCTGTTCTGTAGAATGTGTCGGTTATTTCACCATATGGGGTGGTTTGAAAGTAGCCAAATGATTGAGTTGTACCTGGGATGATAAGGTTATTGTCGTCAACCTTCCAAATCTTAACAGTCCAGTTTGTGGCGTTGTCAGGTGCGAGGCCAGATCGAGTATTAATCCATATGTCACTTGACGGAATAGGTGAAAAGAATGGACCTATTGTTCTGGCTTGGTTATCGCTAAGGCTGAAATATACCGGGTTAATAGTGCCATTGAAAACGGAGCCTGCATTAGCACCCTGAATATTTTCAATAATGAAAGTGTACCAGTACTGCGTCGGAGGAGTGCCGCCGGGGTTTGTTTCTGTCGCGGATACCAGGCTTCCGGCCAGCGTAACGTTAGCCTTAACATTTC